ACTAATGGCGTTAATTCATATACATCTGTTTCAACAAATACAATTTTGCCGTCAGTTCAACAATTAGGGTATTATTTAGAGAGTATTGTTTCCACTGCAACCACATCAGGCGTAGCAGGAACAATTACAAATTTAGCGACCTATACATTAGTCCCTGCTGGTGTTTGGTTGTTTCGTACAAGTTTTAATATAAATCAATCAGGAGTTAATCAATCTACATTTTCATTATCAACGACATCAGCAACAGAGAATTTATGGAATGTTGGAGGTTTTGCTACACCTGCTCTTAACGGCAATTACGCACAAATCACAGGTGTAATCACCATAACGGCGGCTACATCTTCTGTGTTTTTTACAGGTTCGTCTACAACAGCGAGCGTTTCCATTACAAATATACGAACATCTCGTTTAAGAATTGCTTAAATATAGAATTAAAATTCATTCAAAAAAATTATAATATTTTAGTATAATATAATGTCCTACGCTAACTTTGGTCCTACCTATTATTCTGAAAATATTATTAACGCAGAACTTGCCGCTGTCGTAATTCCTACCAGTTTAGTAAATGCTGCTATTGTAACCACAAACTTAATCCGTCTCGCTGACGGCATCACTGAAATTCAACTAACCCTCCCTGTTGGTGAGTATATATTCCGTGGTAAATGTTTTTTTACCCCTGGTGCTGGTGCTATAGATATTCAATACGCACAGGCTGTCCTCATAAATTTGACTACTAACGACATTATCGCATCGTCTGCCGCCATTACAGGTGCAAACTTTGGGGCTGCTCATGCTAATGTAAGAGTGGCCATGAATGTTGATGTGGTAACTTCCCTTGCCGCCGTAACAACTTTTGCCCTCCGTCTTCGCTCGAATGGAGTTACTGTAGCAAGTGCTATGGGTGCTCCTGGAGGACAATTTAACTCAACTCTTCGTGCTACAAGAATTTCTGCTTAAAAATGGTTCAATTAATAACTACATTTAAAGGATTTCTTGGCTGTAATATTATAGAAGATTTAGGACTATATTTAGCAATAGCATTTTCTTGGGCTTCGTCCGCTCGTATTAGACTACTTTCTTGTAATAAAATAACATATTTATCATAACATGCATTAAGGAAATCTAATTGATCTATCTTTCGTAAATTAACAGGAATAAATAAAGTTTTAGATATTTGTAATCCAAGATGATGATAAGACTTACTTAATTCTAATTCTTGTATTTTTAGATTGTTTAAATTCAAGTAGAGAGATACAGAACCCAATATTGCGAGCAACATGCTAATCGAAGAGCTAATTAATGAAACATTAGTTTGTTCTACAAAATCACTTACTCCAACGCTAATAAAAGAATTAAAAATACTTAAAATTATAGATGGAACAGAAAATAGAGTTGCACATTTATTATAATAAAGAAAACTTAATGAGTGTTGATTACTTAAATAGACGCTCTTCCTTCTTAATAGGTTTAGAAATTCTATCAAATCTTCGTCCCATTCTTCATTGTCCATTATATAATAATATAATATATATATAATGAATAAAATAAAAAAAACAATAATGACGCCACTATCAGATGGTATGGTACGTAGTTGTCTTGGGCAAAATACAAAAATAATTAAATTTAGTGAGCTTAAGCAATACAATAATATGAGTGATATTATACCTAATATAAATGATTTTTTTATTTGTCTTTTGGAAGAAGAAATGAATTCAGGACACTGGACTTGCTGTCTACATTTGAAAGATGGATATTATTATTTTAATAGTTATGGTAAGAAGTACGATGCAGATATTAGTGTAATACCCATGTGTATACGTCGTATATTATTTGAAGATAAGCGTGAATTTAATCGTCTACTGGATGGTGCAAAATGTGATTATAACAAGATTAAATACCAAGGCGATAAATCGCAAGTGTGTGGTAGGTATTGTGTATTAGCTATTACAATGATGTGTATGATGGGTTACTCGCCGGAAGATTTTGGTAAGTTCTTGGTAGATAAAAAGAAAGAATTAGGAGTTTCTTTTGATGAATTGGTTGCAAAATGTGTAAATATTTAACATATATATATGATGAATTTGAGAGAAATATTTATTGCTTTAGGAACATATTTATTTAAAATAGCGAACTTTGAATATTATCAAGATAGGTTTCAAACGACTTATAATAGAATTAGACGTGATAGATGATGATAAATCTCCAACAAAGTATTTTTATTTTATATGTTACTTTCATGTAATATATAAAAATATTTAATGTTTCATAATTATTTCTTGATATTTTGGTGATAAAAACTTGTAATTTGCACAATTACATTTCCGGCAACTGATAACGCAATTATTTATAGTATGACCAATATCATTATTTATTCTATCAATAGTGCAGTGGTTAGGTAAATATGGCGATAAATATTGCAACTCAATATCGCAGTAAATACAATTTGGTGTGTCTACTACTTTATTTAATACACTTGTAAAGTCTAAATCGCATACACGATTATGTTTTTTATCTGCGATCCTTGACCCATGTATCATACTTGTAGCCCTTCTCACGATTGGGTCATTACAATGAGTACAATCATGCTCACGAACACCACATGGACAATAATCTTTAGCGCGTCGCTTACTAGAGCAGTCTTTACATGTTGCTGTAAGTTTTTTACCACGGAAAACCATATCATTAATATTTTTAGAACAAAGACATACCCTACATTTATTATTCATATATATTAATCTAATATTTAAAAACCGAGAATAACACGAAAAGTTGCTAAAGGATTTCTTTTTTATTGTCTTCTAAATATTTAATGTGTTTATTTGATTTTAAGTGATATGAAATATTTGATTTTCTACAAATAAAACCACATTTACACGTAATTTTTTCTTTTGCTTTATCATTAATCTGCTCTAAATTATTTTCACGATAATGTATTTGATACTCTAACATCTGCTCACGATTTTCTTTACGATATTTTTTTGTTTGTTCTTTAATCTTATTATGATTTGCTTCACGCCATTCTTGTAGGGTTTGTCCTGCTATTAATTTATTTACACAATCTGTTGTTCGTTGATGTTTTCCTTCAATCATTTTTAGTTCTTGTTTGCTTTGGACTTCTACTTCAATAATTAATTCAATATATGCATCTTCATATTTTAATATTTCAAATGAAGTTATATAATGAAACTTTTCATTTAACCAATTTTTATAATCTCGTCTATGACCACTCATGCGGTTACATAATTGTTGTTCTGTTGAACCAATATAAATATCTTTAGTTTGGTGTGAGCGAATGCTATAGATGTATCCCTTCATTTACTATGTATGTTATTTTGTGTTTAAGTGTGTTTTTGACTTTCATAATTTCAATATGTTGTTTCGTTTTACAATGACTATATTTGTTATTGGGATGTATAACAGAACCACATTCACATTTAATTATTTGTGACTTAAATTGTGTTTCCCAGTGACTAGGCATTTGTATAATAAATAATTTATATTTTTTTCAAATCAATTTTATTTTAATTAATGAAAAAACATTATTTTTATTTATGAAACATTAATTATTAATTTAGAACTTTATGGATTTATAGAACTATATACTTTTATTGAAAATACATTCTTGCATTTTAGGATTATTTTTATAAAGGTATTTTCCTAGAATTGTCTAAATTATATTTTAATGTTTCATAATCTCTTTTTAATGTTTTCATTATTATTTAATTTAAATATTTAACTATATTATAGAATAATGACGTACTACTCGACACATAAGACTTATTTTAAAGAATATTATCATGAATATCACTTGAAAAATCGAGAGAAGATGATTGATAAATCTACAGCTTGGTATTTAGCCAATGAGGATCATCGTGTAAAACATGCAATTGCATGTAAACGCTATCTTGATAAAAATAAGAAGGACGTATATGGTAAGCGACGAGTTAAATATGTACACAAGGTATTGATGAAAGAATTATTGAATTACTTTAAATGATTTAGAAATATCTCTGTATTATATATAATCAATGCATCCTAAACAAGCAATATATACTGCTCGTTGGAGGGCATCCCATCCCAATAGAAATGAAGTTAAACAAACTCGTGAATATCATAGGATTTATGATGTTAAAGTGTGTATTTGGAGGAAAGAACTACGACGACTATTAAAGATTGACCCAACTTACTTTTTACTTTAGGACATTTTTATATTAATTAAAATTTTAATATAAAAATAAAATCTCTGTATAGAGTATAGAAATGACTAACTACCTTGAATTTCCAAAAATC